TTAGTATTTTTTATTTTTCCAATCCCACCCATAGCTTCACCCATACCACCTAAAAATGATCTACCTTGATATTTCATTTCTGAAGCATAAATACCTATATCAGCCGCAGCAGAAATAACTGCACCACCCAATTTTGCAACATTACCTACAGCTCTTCCTATTGCAGACCATTTTGCTACCGCAAATCCAAATTTACCACCATCAAAAGTATAAACAGTTCCATCTACAACATTCATAAATTTTTCAAATTGTCTATAACTTGATAAACTTTCTGTACTTCTTTTATTTGCTAACATTCTATTTGAAATAGCAACTCTAATTTTTTCAAAATTTTCTTTAGGTTTTGTTCCCAATGTATCTAACATACCTATATTTCTTCCTGCTGTCATTAGACCACTATAATAAGTTTCTTTTAATGATCCTGTGCCAAATTTTTCATTATAGGCATACCAATCTTTTGCAGATTTAAAATGTAATACTCTTTTATTTGAAATTCCTTTTGTAACACTATTACTTCCAAATACTCCACTAGCTCCATCAGCTACTTGTATTTTATTTCCAACTAAAGAATTATATGAGTTCATTAAAAAAGAATCAATATTATCTGTGTTACCAAATGTTCTATCTCCATCTAAATATTGCATAATAAAATCTTTCCAAGCAGTAAAATTTTTATTATAATTTATATCTGTACCTTTTAAACTTGGATCAGCAATTATATCATCTACATTTTTACCCAATCTATTTGCTGCGGCTCTTACATTAAATTGATCGTGAGATTGTCTTACAACATATCCCCACATTTTAGGAATGTTTGCTCCTCTAGCATTTAATGCTTGTCTAGTTAATTCAGAATGTTTTTCCATTATTTCTGCTAATTTTTTTATATCTGGATTTTTAGTTGTTACTTCCATTCCTTCAGAAATTTGTTGTTGTGTTATTGCAAGTTCTTCTTGAAGTCTTGCATCCGCTTTATCAAACATTCCATCTAAACCATTAGCAGTAACTTCAGCATCAAATGAAGCTACTAATTGACCTTGTGCAGCATTTTGAGCAACACCAACAGATGATCTTGCACCTAATGTTAATCTGTTTGATCCAACCAACAAAGCTATTAAACCCTCTTGTTCATCACCATCAAAAGTTTCTATAAGTTCTTGTACTTTTTTTCTTACTAATATTTCATCATTGACAGCATTAATTTTATTAATTTTTTTTTGAGCTTTTATTTGTTCAGTAACTTCTTTACTAATTTTATCTATATCTACTTGATCTAAATTAGTTTTTTTAGCTTCAAGTACAGCAATATTAATTTTGTCAATTAAATCTTGTTGATCTACAGATTTAATAGAAGATTTTTTTATTAAATTTAATATTCTTGTTGAGCAACTACTTTTAGCCATTAGTTATTTCCATTTGTACAATTAATATAATCAGCTATACCAGCTTCTATGTCATCAGATTTAGAATTAACTTCTTCCAATGCTTCGTCTGCTTCTTTTAATGTAGCATCTTTTTGACCTGTACTTTTATTTGTAAATTCCAAAGGTAGTCCAGCATCATTTTGTTTTGTTCTTAATTTAACCAATCTTTCTTCAGCAGTTTTTAATTGAACATCTTCATTAGTAATAATTTTTTGTGGAGATTCAGAAGGCATTTCTTTAGAAACTTTTTTACGATTAACTACTGGATCAGTAATTACAGGTTCTGTTTTAGTAGTTTTTATTAATTTTTTTCTTTTAGCTAATAAATCATTGTATTTTTTAATTGCTTTTTGTAAATGTATTTTATTTACTTTACCACCATCTTTAATTATTTCTTGTGTTTGTTTTTTAATTATTTCAAGATTTTTTTTTGCTCCTATTAATTGTAAGTCAAGTTCTTTAGTTGATGTACCATTAAGTGTAGGATCAGCGTTTATGATTGGACCTAAGTTTACAGGTTCATCTAACATCATATCCCCTATACCTTTTTGTAATAATAATTTTCTAGTTTCTGAATCCATTTGATCTAATCTCATCATTTCATTTACTACTTCATCTGGATAATATTCTTTGTATAAATCTACTTCTGGTTTTCCATCATCACCTTTACTTAAATTTTCTCTGTTTATTCTAATTCTTGCTTGAAAGTTTGCATTGGTATTCATGTCTTTTAATTTACCAGCACCTACATGAAGTCCACCACCAATAACTGTACCAAATGCAACATTTAAAAAAGAATCATATATATCGTAATCAGCTTGTATTCTTTGTGCTACTCCATAAACAAGAGGTTCTATAAGTAAAGCACCACCTGCTCCTTCTATAGCACCTCTTTTTAATCTTGTTCTTCTAAATGCTTTTGCAGATTTTTCACCCATTCCTTTTGCTTTAGCAATAGACCTAGCAAATCTAGCTTGTCCATAAATAGGAATAAAAGAAGCTCCAATGTTTATAGGATCAAGAAAACTTGTACCAATACCTACTGCAAGTTTTGCAGCACCAACATAAAATCCACCAGATAAAGGATTCCAAGAACCTTTTGGACCTCTTTCCATGATACTTTGTCTTTCTCTTTCTTTTTTTTTTCTATCAACCATAATATCAACAACTGATTGATATTCGTTTCTTTCAAAATATAATCCTAAATCTCTATATTCTTCATTTAATAAATTTTTATCTCTAGGAATTAAACCTGCTTCTCTTGATTTTTTTGCTGCTGGTACAATACCATCTATATTAAATGTGTCAGAACCAAATATATTGAATAAAGACATTACAGGATTAAAGTTCCAGTTATCTGCAGCTACTGCTCCTAATGATTCAAACAAACTTGTTTTGTAATTATCATAACCAGTTTCCTGTGCTGTCTTAACTGTGTTTAATCCAAATCCAAATTGTGCCATATTATTTATATGCTTTATTAAATTTTTTATTTATTTCTTTATCATCTAAATCATTTAAATTAGTATGGTGAAATTCAGCATATAACCTCATTGCTTTATTCATATCTCCACTTAACATTGCTTTAATTAAAGCATCAGTTCCTTTTTGTTGTTGAAGATTAATTAAAAATAATTCTTCTTGTTGTTTTTTAGTTAATTTTCTAGGATCATTATGATCTCTGGCTTTTTTGACCCAATTTGGAATAGTTTGATTTTTAGCTTTATATAAATTTTCTATTCTTTGTAACCCTGTTTGAAATGCAGAACCTTTTTTGTTTTTATCTTTTGTTAGCATTTTAAATTGAAAATCTCCTGCAGCAGTTGTAGATTTATTGTATGTATTTTTTCCACCACCACTTTCTACATCACGCACAGCAGTTATAAATTTTTGTAAATTTTTATTAGAATTTTCATTAGTAATATTATCTCCTAATATAACTCTTTCTCCAACACTAAAATTAATTTCTCCAGCATTAGCTTTTGAAATTATACTAAAATCTGTTTTTGATGATTGGTCATCTATTGAAATTTTAGAGTTTTTTTTTCCATCATCAAATTCAATATTTGGAATGTCTGGTTTTCTTATTTTTTCCAATGCTTCTTCATAGGTTATACCTTCATCTCTAGCAAGTTGATTTGCTTTTTCAAAAGTATCAATTAACATAGTAGCAGGAGTATTTTCTGGTTCATTAAATCCTACATCAAAATCTATAACAATATCTGTTCCGGGAACAAGACCAGACCTGTCATCAAATTTAAAAATTATTTGTTCTCCTTTATTATTTATAACTGGTGCAAAACCATTATCAAGAACAATGCCAAAAATTACACCTTCTCCATCTGCAGTATTTCTCCACTCTCCATTAATAGACATTTGAGAACGCATTTTATTTGATAATACTACTGGATCATCTTCAATATTTGATTGAAAAGCTACAACATCAAGTTCATCTAAATAATATGTTCTTAAAAGGTCTGTAGTGTCTTGTATTCTATTTGTTTCATTTAAATTTAATACTCTATCACCTTGTTGTTTACCAATATAATAAGTGTCTGTTAAAACAAAATTGTTGTTCCAACTATCTACAGCAAATTGTATAGCTTCACTTTGTTCCATTTCTGGATTACCAATCATTTTTTGTGCTGCAACAAAAGTTAAAAATTCTTTTATTTCATTTGTTTTTGTTAATGATTCGCTGCTATCGTTTGGTGTATTTCTTAATACAATGTTCATAAAATCTGAAACTCCATCAGTTATTTCTTCTTTCATTTCATCAATTTTTATATCGTTTGTTTTTAAATATTCTTTTATTTCTTTTTTTTCCTCTTTTGTATCAAATGAAAGAGCTATTTCTGCAAGTACAGAATTTGCTAAACCGGAAGAAACAGTTGCACCAAAAGGTAAACCATCTGCTCTTAATTGTTGTATTGCAAGACCTTCGTTATCACCATAATTAGAAGCTAAACTAAGCATCATACCATTTAGTTTATCTCCATCTGAAAGTTTTGCAGCTTCATTATAACTTGCAACAAATGATTGTGATTGTTCATTTGTCATAACTTTTATATTTTTTATACCTAATAATTTTTGCTCTTCTATTATTCTTTCTGTTAAATTTAATTGAGCTTCATCCATAGCAGAAGTTTCATATTGATTGGGTGCTGCAAATGCTGCAGACATATTTGATACATTTATTATTTCATTTTCAATATCTGGGTTTGTATCTATTATATATTTAACAGGATTATCTTGTCTGTTTAATTTTATATTTTCAGCTGATTGAATTAAAAATTCATTTGATTCTTTTGCAAGATCACCGGGTAATGTTGCATTGTTTTCTTCTATCATTGCTTTTAAATTAAAATCTATATCGTCATTTTTTAAAGTGTGAAAAAAAATAATATTGTCAGCATTGTTATCTGCCATTTCTTTTACAACCATTATTTTTTGTGCTTCTGGTTCTGTAAATATTTCATTTATTTTTTCTACATCAAATCTTGCTGGTTCTTTACCAGCTGCTCTAGCATCAACATAATTTTTAAATTCTGTTCGTATTTGTGGTCTTAAAATAGCTTTAGCTTTTTCTTGTAAATCTTGTCTTTGTATTGTTGTTATGCTTGGTAAATAATTTTTATCTTTTAATAATTCAAATGTTTTTGATGGAGTTTGGCTTACAGATTGAAGTCCAACCATTAAATCAATTTCTTGTGGAATAGTAGCTAACAATTTATCTAGTTCTGGTGGAGATACTTGAGAACTATAAGTATCTATAGCTAATTTTTCTAAACTTGTTTTTAATGTTGCCATATCAATACCTTTATCCATAAAGGCTGTTGTCATTAAATTTTCTTTTTGTTTTGCGTAACCATTATTTAAATCTGCTAAAATATTATTTGATATTAAAGTATCAGTTTTAAAAATTGTTTTTTGTGTTTCAGCTAAAGCATAATTAGAAAACTTATCTTGTACATTTCCATTGGTAGCTAATGATTGATATTTTTTTATAAAAGCATTTGATTGTTCTTTTAAATATGCATTTGCTGCATCTTTGTTTAACGCATATTTTGGATCAGTTTTAATTGTTTGAGTAACTGATTGCATATCAGTAATAAAATCATTTTCTAATCTTAATGCTTCTGCTTGGTTTTGTGCTGCATTTTCTTTTACTTTAAAATCAACAACAGCTTTTGTTACAGGTGCTAAAGCACTAGCAAGAGTATTATTTAAACCCATTTGAATATTAGTTGTAGTACCTGCTAATTGTTCTATTGATCCTTTTGCTTCAAATGTAGGTATTTTTGGCATTATACAGTTCCTTTAGGTTTATTCATCATTGAAAATAAACTTGATCCTGTTTGTGCTACTGTTCCTATTTGAGCCATCTTAGCATCATTTCTAGCCATTGTACCTCTAATTCTTGCAAAGTTTGCTTCTTCCATTTTATTTGCTGCAGCAACTTGAGAATTATATCTAATTAAATTTTCTTGTAATTTTGCTTCATAAGCATTTGAAAGTTCTATATTATAAGCACTACCCGTTCCAAGTTCTACACCAGATTTAGCAAGAGCAACAGTTGTTTCACCTTCTAATTTTTTAAAATCTTTTTGAAATTGTGCAATATCAAATTCTGCTTTTGCTTCTAATTGATCTGCTTGACCTTCAAGAACTGCAGCATTTCTATTATTAACTGCTTGATTGTATTTACCAATTTTACCTTGAGCTTGGTATTGAGCTGCTCCCATTGCTCCTGTAAAAATCATTGGTGCGGCTGTTCCCATTAAAATATCCTCGCATATAAGTATTGGTCTGATCCGTCAAATCCCCAATTTTTCATTAAGCCTTCTCTTTCTAATCCTAACCATTCGGCAAATCTTATGCCTTCTTTAAAATCTTTTCTAATTCCAGATTGAACTCTTTTTATATTATGTTCTTTTGCAACTCTAGCAAAATCTTTTTTAATTGCTTTAGCAACTCCTAATGGATGATTCCACATTTCATCTGTAGCAATAACCCAACCTTCAGCAACTTGACCCCAAATCATTTTCATACCTGCTGCAAAGATAGGTTTATTATTTACGATACCTGTAAAAGCTAAATGATCTTGTTCTAAGTTTTGAGCATCACCCATAACTTTTATATATTCTGAATCAGCTTCTAAAATTTTATGATTCATTTGACAAGATAATATGAATCTTCCATGTTCTTTTGTATAAGGTGTTATATGCAATTTATTATCCATCATTTGTAACCAATCTTGGGTATAATGATAAGAGTGTTAAAGGCAAAGGTTGCGTTTGTCTTACCATCATAAAACCATCTGTATCATAATTTCCTCTAAATTCTACTTCTTTATCTCCTGTGAATGGTGGAATACCTTGATCCATAGGATCAGCAGAAGTTCTAAATGGTATTCTTTCCATATTGTTTAAGTCTGGTCCAACTTCAACACCAACTGTTTCAAATAGTCTAGCAGTAACTTCATATATTCTTTTAGTTTTACCTTGAGAAGTACCATCTTGTGAACCAGCATCTATTCTCATAGTTTTTAATATTGATGTATAACTTAAACCAACCTTAACATCTGTTCCAAATCTATCTAAAGTTATTTGATTACTAGCAACTACTTTAGTTGGATGAGTTGCACCATCTACTAATATAGAAACTGTTTGTCCCTCTAAATGATCTAATCCAGCTATAATATTTACAACTTCTTTTACAGTATCTCCAGAAGTATGAGATGTTGCTGTAGTTATATTTTGACCCCTTGTACATCCTGTTAAATTAAGACTTGATATACCTGCATATGAAATTATTTCTCCACCAATTTTTATTTTACCAGAAGCTGATAATCCAGAAATAGAAGCAACAGGAATAGTTGTATCTGTAGCACTAATACCAGCAGTTAAAGTTGTTTGTGATTTACTTAAATCTAATTGAGAATCTAAATAATTAAATGAAGTATTATCTGTTTGGTCAAAGTTAAATGTATGTAAGTATTCTACATATCTTGTAGTTGCACCATTAATAGTTCTTTTAACAATCATGTACAATTCATATTCACTATCGTCTGTTGGAATTACTGCAACACTTTCAACTACTGCATCACCAGTTCCAAATACACCACCAATAATATGTCTGTGCCAAGCAACTACCTCTTGTTCTCTTTGATAAGTTAATGCAATTAATTGACCATCACCTCTAACGCACCATATAATTGCTAAAGGCTCTTCTTGATAAGCCATTTCAACAACATTACCTTCGGTAATATGTTCTGCAAGGATAGTTAAGTCTGGAGCAATATAACCATCAACATCAAAGTTATAAGCTAATTCTCTAATTTTTCTTTTAGCACGTTGTAAAAATAATGTTGCATTACCAACTGATATTGCATCTACGTTTGCAGCACCATGATTGGATTGTTTTTTAATCATAATGTTTGTAGGGGTTATGGGACTATTGTCACCACCGCCAGACACAACAAATTCACCCCCTGCAGTACCTATAATTAAAGTTCTAGCAGAAGTTAAAAAACGAATTGCGTTTACTTGATTAGATGCGATTGTATAAATAATAGCATCATCATCTGCAACAGTTCCACCAATGTTGGCATCCATATTTTCATAATCACCAGATTTAGAAAAATAAACTGTTTGTGGATTATTAATACTTGCAGCAAAAACTAATCGCTGTTCAAAGAAAGATACGCAAGATGGAAAACCTGTTGTTGTAGAAAATGATCCTAATGACCAATCAGTAGAAGCACTTGTTGATCCCATATCTATTAAAATTTCAATTGTTACAACTGTAGTGCTTGTAAAAGCTGTTATTATTCCATAACCATCTCTAAATCTAATTTGTCTACCAACATCAGTTGTTAAAAATCCAGAGCCACTATTAATTCCTGTAACTGCACTAGCTGTTAAAGTTCTTCCAGTTCCAACTGTATGAGCAGAAGTTGTCATTGTTGTTGCTGTTGTATTTGTATCTAAGTATGGACCATTAGTAAATTCAACTGCAGCTAAAGTCCATGATGTGTGACCTGTTCTTGATAGCTTTCTAGTTTGATGATTAGGGTGCGTAAGATACATAACATCAGCACTTTGTGCAAATTTAATATCAAATAATTCTGCTGTTAAATAAGGTGTAGATATTTCATAAGGTGATCCACCAGATTCTATTTGACCATTGTTTCTATAAAATCTTATGTACTGATTGCCAAACTCTAATATGTAAGTTTGTTCAGTTGAAAATTCAAAAGGTATTAATCTTGTTTTGTTAGCTGGTGTTTTTACTGAAGCAACATATTGTGTTCCGGGTCTACGAGCAGCAGCTCCATGAGGATAGATAACCATATTTTCTACAGTTGCACATCCTGCTGAATATTTTGCTAAATCATTTCTTCCATCTAAACGTGGAGATAATTCACCTGCTGTGAAGTTTGTAAGTTGTGCAGCTACTCTAGCCATTATTAATATCTTGAGTTAATGAAGGTATCAGCACCAACAACATCTGTCATTCCATTATCCGGATTAACATTATATCCTTCTGTTGAATCTACAAATCTAGCGTCTCTTAATTTTTCTTGGTATGATACAATCATATTTTGTGAAGTAGTATTATTAGATGTAATTGCATAAGCAATGTCTGCACCTAATGCTGAAGATAAAGTTTCTCTTAATAATTCATCATATTGATTTGGGTCAGTAACTCTTGAGATATATAAAATTTTCATAGTCTCACTATTAGATAAAATACTTCTTCCTTCTACTTTATGATCTGAATCATATTCTAATATTCTAAGTAATCTTAAACAATCACCGGGTAAGTCATATTGAAATTTAAAACCCCAAGCAGGAGTTGTAGTTGATTGTGGTAGTTCTACTCTTGTTTGTAAACAGTTCCAAGGGTGTGATCTAAATACTGCGTCTCTTACTTCTGAATATCTAGTATTGCAAAGTCTAGCGTTTTTTGAATCTTCTGTTAATGAAAGTATTGTTGTAGCTCCCAGTTGATTTAATGCTCCATTACATATTCCTACTACTGATGCCATATTACTTCCTTATTATATATTTACGTCTGATTTGTCTATTACTTTTTAACGCAAAAATTTCTTCTGTTGTCTTTTCTTGTTTAGTGTCAAAACCATAATGATTCTTACCATCATTTTGAAATCTGTCTACTAATACATACCTGTAAATGTAATTGTCTTTTTTAAGATGTAATACAGGTTTTAAATCTTTAATTTGTTTCATGCACTCTAGGGGGTTTTCACTCTCGCTTCCACCCCCTAAAATAAGTATTAATCTAAAACGTAAAACAGTTGTAACTGAATAGTACCAGTACCATTAGCACCTGCTATTGTAACTGTAACTGGTAAACCATCTTCGTTAGCATTAACTACTGCATTTTTTCCTAATGCCATAGTAACTAAAGCATCAGAACTTGTTGCTGCTGTTGAAGCTGCTGCCGCTTTATATGCGTCAACGTCAAGAGCAACTGCTGTTCCATCTGCATCTGTATAAGCTGCATTACCAACTGATAATGTAGTAGAACCACCTAATGCGTCATGTGATACTGCAGCAGATAACAATCTAGCACCATTAGGTATTGTAAACATAGTGATTGTTGATTGTTCTGCACTTGCTTCGTATTCAGCAAAAGCAACTCTTACTCTTCCCGCTAACTCATTAGTATTCAACTTTACAGAAGGTGTACTTTGAGTTTTTGCGTATTGTATTGAATTAGCCATAATTATTTCTCCTTTTTATTAGCTATTATTAGTTTGCAAGAACAGAAACAACTTTTGCTTCTTCCATTCTAGTCGCACCGATTGTTTGACAGTAGTAAACTTGAGTAGCGTAAGATTTATCTGCTCTTTCGTCTATTCTAGCAGTTACATCTTTACCAACACCAAGTAAAATACCATCTTCTGCGAAGGCTATACATTGAGTGTTTGATGCTCCATTATCAACAAGTCTATTAGATACATGAAATTTGAATCCCATGAAACTATCAATTTCACCTTGAACCAATGCTTTAACAGTATTAAAGTCACTTGAAGTAACTGTAGTATTGTTTAACAAATCTTGAATCTCTGTTGGAGATACAATGATGTGTCTTTTGATTGAAGGATCAACATCACCTGCATCAAGTATTTGTTTTGCTGCTGCTAGTTTAGCTATGTTCATAGTATTAGCTCCACCAGTACCAACTGCAACAATATTACTTGCTGGTAATGGAACTGCTGTTCCACCAGATACTCCAGTATTAGCTGTACCTAGTGCTGCTGCGATAATCACATCATCCATTGCTCTTCCCATTGCGTATGCAGCGGCTTTTGCGTAAGA